ACTGGTAACGCCTTCAACGCTCAGGCTATCGTTGATGCCTTCTTCGAGGCTGCTTCGATCCTGGACGAGAAGAACGTTCCTACCCAAGGACGTACCGCTGTGCTGTCTCCGCGTCAGTACTACGCTCTCGTGTCTCAAGTTGACACCAACATCCTGAACCGTGACTACGGTGCTACTTCCGGTAGCCTGAACAGCGGTGAGGGTCTGTATGAGATTGCCGGTATCCAAATCCGTCGTAGCAACAACCTGCCCTTCCAGGCTGGTACCATTGCTCGCGTAAACGGTGAGAACAATGATTACAGCGGCAACTTCGCTGGTCACTGCGGTCTGATCTATGGTCGTGACGCTGCTGGCGTTGTCGAAGCCATCGGTCCTTCCGTGCAAACCACGGGTGGGGACGTGAAAGCAATGTATCAGGGAGACCTGATCATCGGTCGCCTTGCCATGGGCTGCGACTGGCTGAACCCCGCTGCTGCTATTGAACTGACTGCAGTTTGATAACGAGGTACCAACATGATTAATCCTGGTACTTCTGAAGTTGTCTATCTGAACCCTGGTGTTGGCATTGTCAAATCCCAGACCCTGAACCCTCCTTCCCCTGTGGAAGTTGGTCGTACTGTGGTTGACGGTGTTGAAGATGATGCTACCGAAGGTTCTTCTCTCCCTATTTCTTGGTGATTTAAATGGCTAATGCTGCTGCTGCTGCAGGTGGAAACGGTGTTGCCGGTACTGTGACTGTTGCTGGTCTGGTCGATCTTATTGCTGACCAAACCGGTACCCTCGCTGGCGCTAACTTCTCTATTGAGGGTTTGGCTGCTGACGAAGAGGGTGTTGCTGTCCGTCACTCCGTGTCCCGTACTTCTGGCGGTGCTACTGCTTCGGAGGTTTACTCCGTGACCCAAGGTCTGCGTTTCGCATACTCTGGTGTTGAAGCAGATAGTCCTGCTAAAACTCGTACTGATCTCACCATTGAGTGATTTCTAACTTATCTGGGGTTCCTTCGGGAGCCCCTTTTTTTATCTATTAATATGACGTTCCCCACACAATTTGATTCTGAGACCGAACTCTCCAGTGTAAACTCAATCCTGGGGATCATTGGTCAGGCCCCGATTACTACGCTAGAATTTACCAACCCTGAAGTTGCTTTTATCTATCAGCTGCTTGGAGAAGCTAGCAAAGATATTCAAAACGAAGGTTGGACTTTTAATACCGAGTTACATTATCCATTAGAACGTAATACAGACGGTAAAATTGCTATTACTAACAACATGTTACGTGTTGATCTTAGTGATGGACAAGTTTCTAAATTCTATGATCCTGTTAAACGGAATGGTTTTTTGTATGATAAAGTAAAGCATACTTATGTTTGGGAAGATGATCTTGCAGCAGATATTGTTTGGTTCTTTGACTATGAAGACCTACCCTCTGCATTTAAACGTTACGCCACTTACAAAGCTGGTACAAGAGCTGCTACTCAAATGGTAGGTAACCCTCAACTGGTGCAGCTTCTAGCCGCTCAAGAAGTGCAAGCACGGTCTGCATGTATGGAATACGAATGCAACCAAGGTGATTACAATATGTTTGGGTTTGGTCATAACACTAGCTACACTGCTTACAAACCACATCAAGGACTTAATCGAGTAGTATGACAAGCATCGCGCAAAAAATTCCTAGGTACATTCTTGGGATGTCCGATCAACCCGATGAACTTAAAGTTCCTGGGCAAGTTCGTGATGCTGAGAATGTCCTACCCGACGTTACACTTGGTTTATTGAAGCGACCCGGTACTAAATACGTTAGTCAGTTAACTACTAACTCCGAAGGTACTTGGTTTACTATTTATAAAAATGATCGTGTTGAAAGTGATGAAAGGTACATTTGTCAAATCACTCGTCAAGGCGACGTAAATATCTGGAGCATGAAGTCTGGCAAAGCCATGACTGTATTGTATACAGCAGATGCTATTAACCTAGAAGGTGAGCAAGTCGGCGGTTTTTATACTGCTGGTAATCTTACTGCTATTGCTGGTCCTGAAGATTATTTAGTTCACTCGAACAATAACGATCTTCATACTATGAGTGTTAACGATTATACGTTTATCACTAATAGAAGGACTCCCGTGTCTATGTCTAATAGTGTTACAACGACACGTCCGTATGAAGCGTTTGTCGAGCTAAAAGCTTTGGCTCACCTACAATCTTACACTCTTGATTTTGATCAGCCTGGACAAAACCAACCAGGCCAACCTGCTGTAGTTTTTACTAGCGCCAGTCGTGTTAGCGTTAGTCCTGTTGGTTGGAACCTTAGCACCTATTGTAACAATGCTCCTGGCTGTAACAGGGCTGGTCAGTGGACTGTAACCCTTAGTTCAGGTTCTAAAGTTGGTCTAGACGTTACCATTACTAACAACTGTACTGCAGTACCTGATGGTTGTGTAGGTAACAGCGTTAGTGAATCTTATAGCCTTAGTGTTACGCTTAACAATGGTGGTGAAGGTTGGCAGGTTGGAGACCAAGTTACAACTAACCAAGGTGGTAACGAATTTAGAATTACTGTTGAGGAAGTAGGTCAAGAGATTACTACTAAAGCTAGTGATGGTCGAGCTACTTATACAGAAACTAATACCTCTGCTACTCTTAATGCTTCCACAATTCTAGGTGATTTGATTTCAGATATCAACGGTTTTAACAAAGGTTATACTGTTGAAAGAATTGGTAATGGTTTGTATATTACAAATACATACCCGTTTGTTATCACTACACCTGACCCTACGTTGATGGATGTAATTTCTGTTACAGATCAACAGCAGGAAGGTGAGACAGCAGCTAATTATATCACACAAGTTAATAATGTTGGTCGCCTTCCTAACCAATGTAAACACGGATACATTGCTAAAGTAGTTAACACAGAAGGGGCGGAAGATGACTATTACGTTAAATTCCAAGGTAATAACGAGCTAGACGGTGAAGGTCTGTGGGAAGAATGTGCTAAACCTGGCATTCCTCATACCATAAACAACCGCTCAATGCCTCACGTATTGATCCGTACTTCTAATGTTACGGTAGATAGTGACGGAGATTTGATCTCTGAGTTTTACGTTGGACCTGTAAAGTGGGGACCACGAGCAGCTGGTGATGAGATCACTAACCCTCGTCCTAGTTTTTGCCCTCCGCCTGGTGCTGACTTTGGTGACACTATCAATGCTACTGTGTTCTTTAGGGATCGTCTCGTTTTCTTGAGTAGAGAAAACATTGTGATGTCTAGAACCTCTGAGCATTTTGAGCTGTTTGGTCGTTCGGCTACAGCTATTGTAGACAGTGACCCTATTGATGTGTCTTCTAGCAGTACAGTTCCAGCTATTCTACATGAAGGTTTAGTTGTTCCATCTGGTCTAATTGTAGTTAGTCCTAACCAACAATTCTTGCTGCGTACAGAAAACGATATTCTATCACCACTAACTGTTAAAATTACTAACATTTCTAGTTATAATATTAACCCTAACACTAAACCAATTTCTTTGGGTACTACTGTTGGATTCTTCAGTAATACTGGTAGGTACAGCCGTTTCTACGAGATGGTTAATATTACCAGTAGTGCAGACCCAGAAGTTCTTGAACAAAGTAAGTCTGCTGGTACTCTACTTCCACAAGATTTAGAGTTCATTACAGACTCACAAGAAAATGATTTGATTATGGCTTCTGAAAGGGGTAGTAATCAAGTTTGGTGTTTTAAATATTTTAACACCGGAGAACGTCGAGCACTTAATTCTTGGTTCTACTGGAGTATGCTTGGTGAAGTTGTTCACCACAAAGTTATCAAAGATAATTACTACGCTGCTCTTGAAGCTGATAACGGTAACGTTTATTTGGTACGTGCTGACTTGCGCCCTTTGCGTGATACCACTACGTTTACTGAAGACAACTTCCGTATTCATTTTGATTACTACGGGTCAGTAGTTACAGGCGACATGACTTACAGTGAGTCTGATAACGCTACAACTTTTACACTACCTATTCCTTATTTTAGCGGTGAAGAGTTGCAAGCATTTAGCATGGGAGATGAACCTGGACGTATTGGAGACATTACTGTAGATGGTGCAACAGGCAGCCTTCAAGGTGATTGGACTGATGACCCTATTGCTATAGGTTACACGTTTGATATGCGTGTTGAGTTCCCAACTATTTATCCTACAAAGAGAAGTGGTGTCAGTGGTACTCTAGAAGCAGACACTCGTGGATACCTGACTTTGAACAGAATTAAAGTTACTCTTGGTGATTCGGGTTACTATGAAGCTACACTGAAATCTTTTGGCAGAGATGATCGTATCATCACATACGAATCTGCTACAGCAGGTACTTATCTAGCCAACACAGCTTCTATTCGTGATGAGACGACGTTGACTGTTCCTGTTTACGATAAAAATACTAACTTTAATTTAGAACTATCCTCTAAACATCCCTCTCCTACTACATTGTATTCAATGGAATGGGAAGGTAACTACAGTAATTTGTATTATCGAAGTGTCTAAAGTTGAAATCCGCCCAGCAACAATCGAGGCTGCTATTGAGGTAGCCTCTAACTTGCTTCCTGAGGACCGTAGAGAGGTCGAAGAGGGGCACGGTCAAGATCCTATGGTCGTGCTCCCTGAGGCTGTTTCTAGAGGCTTCTGCGTGTACTTCACGATGCCTAACGGCAAGACTGCCGGAATGGCAGGTATTCATGACAACGGAGCAATCTGGATGTTATGTACACCAGTTATTCGTGACTACCCAATAGCTTTTGCACGTGAAGCTAAAAAATTTATTGACAGCAGAAAGGAGAAGCTGCTCTTTAATATTGTGGATGCACGTAATGTGACCCACGTAAAACTTCTCAGATTCCTTGGGTTTAAGTTTATCCGAGTGATTACTTACGGACCCAATAACTTGCCCTTTATAGAATTCTGTAAATTATGTGCGGACCCGCAACAGCCATCGGCGTAGCCACTGGGGTTTCGTCTGGTTTGTCAGCTATTGGTAGCTTCCAACAAGGAAAATCTCAAACTGAAGCCACTAATCGTGCCAGACTGAATCAGTATAATGACGCTATGAAAATGCGTCAGTTTAAATATGGACAAGACATGGCTGTTTATCGAGCAGCTGTGAATGACTATAAATCTGGTATCCGTGAATCTGACATTGCTATCAGCGGTACTAGAACTTCTTTAGACAAGCAAGGTCAAGAGCGTATTGATGCCGCTCGTATTAAAAGCTTAGACAACAACATCAAACAGCTTCAAGCTGAAGGTAAGATTGCTGCTAGTATGCAGGCAGGTCGTAGCCGAGATCGCGTCCTAGCAATGACTAAAGGCGCATTCGGTAGAGACCAAGCTATGACTGAAAGCAATCTCCTGCGAGCTAGGTTTGCTGATATTGATAAGTACAGACGCTTTGCAGATCAAGCTACAAGCTACAGGCGTCAGTTGTACAGTAAACTACCTATGGAACCAACAATGGGTCCAGCTCCAAGCGCACCTATTATGCAGCAAGGTCCTTCTGCTTTGTCTTTGATTGGCGGTCTTGGAAGTGCTGCACTTGGCGGTCTTACTGCTGGTCTTGGCGCTGCTAATGATCTTGGTCGTCCTGGTACTCCTAATGCTCGTTAATCATGGCTGAATTTAAACCATTCGCACTGGACCCAGAGTTTCGTCCAGTAGCTTCATTCGACACCGCAAGTAAGCAAGCACAGTACGCTAAAGAACAGGTATCACAGCTGCAAGAGTTTATGAACTCTCGCCGCGTTACTGATCAACAAGCAATTGAAGACGCTAGATTTTCAGGTCAAAACTTTAAAGCTCTTGCTACTCTAACTAAATCTGGTGTAGATTATTATCAAGCTCTAGCTAAACAAGAGTACAACGACAAGTTGATTGGAGAACAGTGGGAGATGCAAATGGCTCCTCCTCCAGAACAACAGCAAGCTGAAGAAGAAGCTACTGCTGAAGGTGAACTTGAGAATCGTGTTGTTACTCCGATTATTGAACAACTAGACCCTATTGCTCAGGAAGCTTTTAACAGGTCTTCTAAGCAGAAAGGTGCTGGTCTGTATAATGAGAAAGGTCTGCATCAAAAAGTTAAGGGTCTTCTTCCTAGCCACTACACTGCATTCCTCAACAGCTCTGAGCTTATTGATACCCCTGAGGGTAAGGTACCTGCTTTTGAAGCTTACAAAAGTAGTAACCCTGCTATGGTACAAGCTGCTGTAAATGCAGCTCGATGGAATCTTATTAGCAAATACGGTCTTCAGTATTCTACTAAGACTGGTTTTGTTAAAGACCTTAGTGAAAGTATTACTAACACAGAGCAGTATCTTCTGACCAATGCTCTGACCAGTAATATTAAACAGACTCAAACAGATAACTTAAACAGCTACAAAGGTCTAGCTTATGCTAGAGGTTCTCAAGGATTCAAGTCCGTTGAAGAAGCTGAGGCTTCTTTTGCTGAGTTATCTGATCTAGCTTACACTGGTAACACTGGTACTAGCCGTCGTGCAGCAAACTCAGCTGTTGTTACGTCAATGGCAGCAGGTATGGCAGCCTCAGGTAATGCTGACGGTGTTAAAATGCTGAAGCGTGTCAAAGCTATTCCTGGTCAAGAAGGTACTGAACTTGGGTTTGTTTATGGTCAAGAAATTGATGAAGCTGTAGCTATTGCTACTCGTCAAGCAGAAACTAATCGTACCAATGAAGGTAGGTTGATCGAACGCAATATGCGTAATGAGTTAGCCAACCTTCCAGACGATGCTACTCCTGCACAACGTACAGAAATTATTCAGAAGTACAGGCAACAAGCAGAAGCTATTGAAGCTTATGATGTTGTAGACCGTATTGATGGCAATATGTCTACTCTTGTATTGTCTGATAACGTAGCTGTAAATGATCAATTAGTTCGTAGCAACATTGCTTCTGGAAATTTAACTGATCGAGCAACTCTAGAGTCTATGTATGGTGCTGGTAAAATTTCTAAACCAGCATACGATGATGGGATTAAAGCTGTTGAACAGAAAGCTGCTCTTAGTAGCCCTGAAATTAAACCTAGTTATGACCGCTGGAAAGGTGAACTCCAGAGTCAAATGGATATCAAGCTTGGTGTTAAGCGAGATCCTCTTGGCGGGTTTAGTATTAGCGGAGGTCTGAAAACTCTTGTTAAACCTGAAGAACTTCGTGGTTATTACGCTGCGTATGAAGCAGATATTGTTAAAGTAGCGCAACGTAGTCTTGCTAAAAGCATAGGTAAAACGCCTGCTGAAAGGGCTGTTATGCTGGATAAAGATTTGGATGATTGGTACAAGGCTCAAGTACTGACTTCTGGTGGTAAGTATTACAACGGTGGTTTTTTAACTACCACTGATGAAGAAACTGTGATGCGAAAAAATAAAGACACGTGGAGAAAGTATTGGGAACGTTGGACTGATCCTAGTTTCCGTGCTCGACCTACTTCTTTACCTCAGCGTCTTAGTTTTAATTATGGCAGTCCTATGCCAGATGATGTCAGGTACGCTGCTAATCTTAACAACCCTGATCAAATAATTAGTAATGACGATGTAACGCTTGCCAAAGCAAACTGGGAAGAGGGTATTGCGGATTCTGACCTACGGCTTGCTTCGGCAGATCTAGGCGTATCTCCCCTTACATTTATTAATTCTCAGTTAGAAGCTACTGACGAAACACCTTTTAAACCTCAGGTTTCAGCTAAAGCTCTTGCGAAAGCCGAAGGTAAGCCTCGGGTTGGACTACAATTGTTTGAACAAGTAGGTTTCCCAACAAAAGGAGCCTCGTATCTATCCGCTGCTGTTGCGACAAAAGTTGGATGGAAAGACCCTAAATCTCTAGATATTGATCAATGGCCTGAAGCTATGCAAGCTGAATATCCCATTGCATTCAATACTCTCATGATACCCCAAGCTACAGACAGACACCTACAGGCTGCCGTTGAAATGATCTTCGGTCCTATGCCTTCTCTGTCTATTGCTGCACAATCTCTTTATGCGTAAACGAGAATGACTCCTGAAGAAGAACTCAGGCAGATGGACGAGCAGCTTGAACAGCAAATCCAAGCTCAAGAAGCTGCCGCTCCCCCTGCTCCTGAACCCCAACCACTTGAAAGACCTGAGGGTCTCCTTACTCAAATAGGTAAGGGTATAGACTATGCTATTAGCGGTGATTGGGTAAACGATGCATTGGATGCTGTGGCACCCGATGTATTCATGTCCAATGAAGAACTAGAAGCTCGTAAAACAGCTCGAAGAGCTGAAGTTGTTGAAGAAGGAAGCTTCTTTGATAAGGCTCTGTATGGTACGTCTGAAAACGTAGAGGCAGTCGCTGAAGGTGCTCAGGCTGGTCTGATGCTCCCTCTTACTATCGGTGCCAACGTTGCTAACCAAGAAGCTCCTTGGTCCACAGCTCCTGAGCGTATGAAAGATTCAGCAGTGGCTACTACACTGTTTGAAATCTCTGAAATCCTAGCACCTACGCTGCTTCTGACAGCTGTAGGTATGCCTCAAGGCGGTCTGGGTCTTGTCAGTGGTGCTCGTGCTACACGGGCTGCTGTGGATGCAGGCGCTGCACAAGATGTAGATCAAGTCATTGCTGGTCGTCAACTTGCTAGAGGTTTGGCTGATTTGTCTGAACGCCTAGGTTTGAGTGAAAGCGATGAAATGTATAAGAGCTTGATTGAAGGTAAATCCTTAGAATCAAAAGCTTTTACTGCAACTGTTGCTTTTCTGCAATCCTATCTCCTTGAGTTTGGCGTTGACAATGTTATTGCTAAACTTATTCCAAATAAAGCTCCAGGTAAAGTAACTGAAAAAATTGCTAAGCAGTTAGGTAAAACACCTGAAGAAGTTCAGGCAGTACTTAATAATACTTACAAAAATGCCTACACTTCAGCTCTAGAACCTGAAGATGTAATCACCCCTAACACTATCGGACCTACTGTAATTGCTGAAGCTGAGCAAGTAATTGCTACTCCTGCATTTCTTAAAGAAATCCAACGTAAAACTGGTGTTGGTTTAGACGGTCTTACTTCCGCAGAACGTAATTATTTTACTAACCTTGATGTAATTTCTGAAGATACTTCACTTCAAAATATTGTTCAAGAGATTACTAAAGAGCTTCCTGATCTTGTAGCCAACAAGGTTGAACAAGCTAAAGTTTTAAAGAGGGCTGGTGATTGGTGGCAAGCTAACAAAGGTTTGCTGAATGATGATTGGGCTAAGCTAGTTGAAAACTTTGCTGATGACTTTGCTGTACCCTTTAGCAGGGAAGGTCTGAGTTCTAAAGAAGTCATTAAGTTGCAACAAAATATCGGCACTTACATGCGTGAAGGTGCTATGCTTGATCTTCGAGTACCTGAATCGTACACTGTTGCTACGATGATTGCCGAAGAGATGAGTGTTAAAATTTCCAAGCTAGCTACTGTAATCAACAACCTAGAAGATATGGGTGTTGATAATACAACAGCTATGGAAGTGTTGCAGCAAATGATTGACAAAGCTGAAACTATTATGGTTCCTCTCCGTCGCTCTAAACGGACGTGGAGTCTTGGTGGTTTTGCTCAACAACGTCAGACTAAAGAAGGTGTTCGTGCCCTTGACATTAGTCCTTTGGATGATGTCTCAGTTTCCAGTGAGCCAGGTAAAGCGTTTACTGAGTTTTCCGATGCTAGTACTGGTAAGCGTGGTACTTTCCGCGAGCTTATGTCAATGGCTAAAGCCGGAGACAAGGATGCTTACAGAGCAGTTAAAATGATTGTTACTCAGCTTAGCATGGGTGACCCTCGTTCTGCTTTGGAAACTCTGGAAGTTAGCGCTGATATCATTAAGAATAATTTCTTTGGTGGACGTGGTGACTGGCTACAATCTTTGATGTATAATGTCGGATTGCTCAGCAGTGCTTCTACTCAAGTTGTTTCTGCTGCAAACACTATTATCCGTCAAACTGCAGAACCTGCTGCTCTGGGAATTGTAGGCGCTGAAAAAGCTTTGGCTGGTACCATCCTATTTAACAAAGAGTTGGCTCTTGAAGGCCGTAAAGAAGCCCTTTATTCTTTAGGACAACTTGCAGGAGGTATCACTAACCTACACAACACTGCTTGGGCTGGCATCAAATCTTGGTGGTATAACAAACCTATCACAGGTACTAGCAGATTTGCTAAAAAAATTGAAACTTTGGCTCAAAAACAAGCAGTTATTGATAGAAATTATCTAGCTTACAAGCAAGTTCTTTCTGATCAAAACGCTACTCCTGACAAACTGTTCTTTGCTTGGGCAGAATATGTCATGCAAAGTGTGGGTAATAACTTCTTGACTTCGCAACCTACTAGGTTGTTGATGGCACAAGACTCTGCTGCTACCAGTACTGCATTCTATGGCACCCTTGCGGGTAAGGCTATGATCGCAGATAACGGTAAACCTTTCGCTCGTAACTTCTACGATCTTAAAAAAGGTGCTCTTGGTAAAAGTGGAGACATTTTTAAAGGAATTCGTGACATTGATCTTTTAGAAGCTGCTAAAACTACCACATTCCAACGAGAAATTCCTACTGGTTCTGATGCTAACCAAGTAGATAAACTGTTTGGTGCTATTGCAACTGCAGCTGATGAATCTGGTATTCTAAAATTCTTTGCACCATTTGCTAGAATTAGTTGGGATTTTCTTGATCAAGCTTTTATTGCTGGTGTTGGTTCTGTTCCTGTTGTAGGCGGTAAAGTTCTTTCTGGTCTAAATCCTCGATACGCTAAAATGCTGTCAGGTGAAATGGGTCCAGCTATCCAAATGCAAGCTAAAGGTACAATGGCTGCGGCTCAATTGTTCTTGATGTTTGGTACTTGGCAAGCTGTTCAAGGTAACATGACTGGTAAACAGTCTGGTAACCTTCCTAAAGACTCTTTTATTGTTCCGTCTGAGACCACTGACTCTGGTTTTATGGCGCTTCCTTACGGGCGTATCCAGCCGTTTGCAGCTTACCTTTCTATTAATTCTGACCTAGTTAATTTGTTCCGTACTGGAGCTATTAGCCGTGGTGAATACCAACAAGGTCTTGGTCAATTGATTGCATCTATTGGTGAAAACAGTCTCGATCAAACAGTCTTTACTGGTCTTGTTAACCTTGGTGATTTGATTGGTCAAGGACGTACTAGCGCTAGCTGGTTGTCTGACATTGCTGATGCATTTAGCCTTCCATTTGCTCCGGCATTTAGCCGTATGATTGGTAGGATTGGTGATCCTTTTAGTGATGTCGCTTTTATTGACCGTGGAGATCAGCTGACTTCGTTGGCTGCTTCGTTGGCTAGGAAACAAGGTCGTACTGCAAGCCTACCTAAAATTACCAACATTTATACAAACAGGATTCAACCAAACACACCTATTGATGTGTCTGATCCTAACGATCCTGCACAGCTGGCTGAGGCACGTAGGGCTTCGCTTCTAAACGAGTTCTTCTATCCTGGACGTATTCAAGAAGCTTACAAAGATGCTCCGTGGCGTAAACTACTAGATGAAGTTGGTTACGTTGTACCTAAAGATTTCTTGCGTACTGCTTACGGTGTTCCTCTCCCTCTAAATGTACAAGCAGAGCTTTCTGCAATTATTGCACAAGATGGTCTTGGCGAAAGGCTTAGTCTCTTCTATAACTCTACTGGCTACGATGCTATGAAGAAAGAAGTTGCAAGAGAGAAAAAAGCTCAGACTCCTAACCCTATTCCTGGTATTCCTGCTGCTGTAGGACGCAACACGATTGCATCTAGAAAGCAAAAAGAATTACGTGATATGGTTGAAGCAATGCACATTGAAGCTAAACAACGGGCATTGGAACGTATTAGTGATCCTGAACTGCTGCAACGTATTGAAGAAAGGAAGAACGTTGGCGCTCAAGCTTCTGCTGATGTTAACAACTCTGAGTGGAAAGGTATGTATGCCTCTGAAGCTCAACAAAATACTCAACTGGCAAGCCAGGTTAGAAATATCCTGGACATCGCTTAATCCACCCATTACACTAATTATGTAACGTAATGGCAACAACTGAAATTTTTTATACAGGTGATGGGACTACTACTCTTTTCACCTTTCCATTTGAATACATTACAAAAGACGATGTTAAGGTAAGCCTTGACGACGTTGACACATCTGAATACACTTACGCCAACGCTACAACTATTCAAATGAACACGGCTCCTGCAGTCGATGTTCAACTTCGCATTTATCGTCAAACAGATGTTGATACCCTGAAAGCTACGTTCTTCTCAGGGTCATCTATCCGTGCTACAGATCTTAACGACAACTTCCAGCAAAACAACTTTGCTGTTCAAGAAATTAGAAATTATACTTGGGATAACGAAGTTGATACTATCCATAGCGACGAGACTTGGGACAGCTCTGATACCAAGATTGCTACTACTGCTGCTATGGATCAGCGTTTCCAAGATGAAGCGACTGAAACGATTGAAAGTACTGAAACTTGGATTAGTGATGATGATCGAGTTCCTACTACTCTTGCCTCTGACATTCGTGTAGATGGTAAAATTGATGATGCTATTGAAGATGACATTCTTATTGATAGCACTGGTCTTACCAAGTCTGCTTCTGGTGGTCAGGTAACTCTGGGTATTGGTGCTAACTCGGTCGATTTTGATCGAATTAAAAACTCTGATATCATTACAACTGCTGAACAAAACTCAGGAGTTACGGCTGCTGATACCAACATCTTTACTGCTGCTGGTGCTGCTCGTCGTTTTGATACTATTGTTCAGACCGACAACCCTGGTAATGGACCTTGGGAAGTAGGTAAGACGTGGCTGCAGAATGACATCGATAAAACCGTTTCTATTTGGAATGGTAGCCAATGGGTTCCTGTAGCTTCTGGTGGTGCATTTACTGAACTGCCTAAAGTTGTTTACGTTGACGCTGTTAATGGTGATGACACTTTGCTTGGTCATCGTATTAGCAACCCTAAGCGTACAATCCGTGCAGCTATTGAACAGATTAATAACGAAACCGATGATATCGGTAACGGTTCTGTTGTTATCGTTGCTCCTGGTATTTATGGAGAAACCTTCCCGATTGACATTGAAAAGAACGATGTGTCAATTGTTGGTCAATCTTTGAGGAACTGCATTATTCACCCTGCTATTCCTGCAGATGATCAAGCTGCTTATGATGTAAACGTACCTGAAGCTAATGAACTTGAGAGTATGTTCCGCGTCAATAGCGGTACTTATGTTGCTAACCTGACTCTTCAAGGTATGAAGGCTGCAGGTGCTCGTGGCGGTAACCCTCTGGATACTGACGCTACTCACGGTCTTCCTACTCAACAAGGTTGGAACTTCTCGTTCTTCCCTGGTGCAACCATTCGTAAGTCTCCTTACATTCAAAACTGCACTAACTTCTCTGATAGCCAAATTAACAACGTCAACTTCACTCCGCATGTTCCGGGTGAAGGTGCAGCTGGTGACCTTGATTCCGCTCCCTCTGGTGGTGGTATCCTTATTAACGGTGCTACTGTTGCTAATAACAGTCCTCTGCGGTCTATGGTGTGCGACAGCTACACCCACACTGCTTTGGATGGTCCTGGCATCTTTATTACTAACAACGGTTATTGCCAAGCTACTAGCTCCTATTCTTTCTTCAACCATTATCACCTCAAGTGTTTGAATGGTGGTCAGGCTAACCTTGCAGCTTCTACTACTGACTTCGGTCGGTTCTCTTTGATTGCTGACGGTCGTTCTACTACTGCTATTTTTAACGGTGCTGTTCAGTCAAATGCGAATGCAGGATCTAATGTATTCCGTGTTCATAATCTTGTAGCAGACGCTTCCTGGCATGGTAGTGCAACACGTCCTCAATCTAATATGCTGGTTGAGGTTAACGGTAATGTTTACCCAATTCTTTCGGCTACTCCCCATGGTGCTAGTAGCTGGGATGTAGAAATTAGTAATCCAGATCCTGCTAATCGTAGCAATAATCTTGGACTAATTTCTGGTGTTAATAGCAACGATCCTGTTGCGTTTTTCCTACGTTCTCAGATCGCTTCTAGCGGTCACACAATGGAGTACGTTGGTTCTGGTACTGATTACCGTGCATTGCCTGAGAACGGTGGTGTACCCGTTGAAACTAGCCAAAAAATTGTACTAAATAATGGTGCTATTTGGGCAGCTGTTACTGACCATAACGGTAAGTTTAGCGTTGGTGGTGACCAGAATACTGATCCGACGTATGAAGTTGATCAACAACTTGGTCGGGTTTCGTTCAGAACTGGTTCACTGAGTATTCCTACTCTTATTGAAAACCTAGACACTAACGGTTTCAACATCTTTGACAGTACTGGTCATGTCAACATTAACGATGAGCTGGATGTAAACAGCAATAAGATCGTTAACGTTACTGATCCGACTGTTGCACAAGATGCTGCAACTAAGAACTACGTTGACACGTCTGCATTGCTGCTAAGCGGTGGTACAATGACGGGTAACATCACCTTTAACAGTGGTCAAACCATTGATGGGTATGTTCCTCAAACTTCTACTACTGGTTCTGCTGAACTTCCTGCTGGTGCTACTGGTGACCGCGATGGTAGTCCTAATCCTGGTTACCTTCGTTTTAACACTACTCTCACCGCATTTGAAGGTTGGGATGGTACAGCTTGGTCGTCTGTTGGCGGCGGTCTTGTACAAGTTGCTGATGACACCACACCTCAACTTGGTGGTAACCTAGACGTTCAAACCAACGCAATCAACACGTCTACTACTGACGGTGACATTGACCTTGACGCTAATGGCGCTGGTCTGATTCAAGTTACTGAGTTCAACCTCAGTCAAGTCCCGATTGTCACTCAACACGATATTGGTACTGCTGCTAACGAGGTTCCGCTTAACGGAATGCTTGGCGGTATGGCGTTCCAAGATCCGGCAAGTGTCAGTGTTGATGCTCTTACCCTTAACGGTAACCTTGGTCTAAGCGGTGCAAACTATGGCACTAGCGGTCAGTTTCTGCAAAGCCAAGGTTCTGGCAGTGCTCCGCAGTGGGCAACTGTTACCAGTGATCCGGGTGCTGAGTGGGTAACTCATGCTGATGGCGGCGGACCGCTTTCTGGTATTAACACTGTTAACTTTGATAATATTCCAGCTACTGCTCGCGTAATCTACATTACTTGTGTAGGCATAAGCTGGAACACTACAGGAGGTTATCTTGCGTTTAGATTGCGCACCAGCAGCGGTACAGTTACCACTGGGTATTTAACAACTTCAACATACTTAGCTCACGCCGCTGCTGTTAATATTGGCAATAACTCTCACGCTTTGCAATGTAACATTATTCAAGGTGCTGGCGCGAACATTAACGCTACTGTTCGGATCATAAACGTACAAGGTAATACTTGGAATATGGAAGCCATTTTTACTGATGAAAACAGTGGTCATATGATTGTAGCGAGTGGCCATATCCCATTGTCGGCTGCCTTGACTGGAGTTACTATGTACCAGACTGGTGGCATGAGTTTTGACGACGGTCATATTCAATGTCACTACATTCAGGATTGAATCTCATGAAACAACTAAACATTAACGTACAAACTGGGGTGCAAGAAACGGTCAGCTTAAGTAATGAAGAAGTTACAGAACGTGAGGTTTATGTTCGTGATGTTCTGCCTGTCGAACAAGCAGCTGCACTGCGTTTTAAGCGCAACCAACTCCTAGCTGAAACTGACTACCTCGCCCTTGCTGACGCAACTCTTACCGATGAAATGAGGACTTACCGTCAAGCGTTGCGCGACCTTCCAGCAAACACTACTGACCCTGCCAACCCTGTTTGGCCTACCAAACCGGAGGTTAACTAATGGCAATCTCACAACTTTACCCCACCCAACGCCCTGCGCTGGACCTTAACTTCGCTCGGCAAAAGCGTCTGGACTCTCGTGTAACTTTCACACGCGGGTCCACCGCCACTTACGTTGGCAGCGATGGACTGATTAAAACTGCTGCAAGTGGTGAAGCACGGTTTGACCACGATCCAGCGACTGGTGAGAGTCTTGGATTGTTGGTGGAGGAGGCGAGGACGAATAGACGCAAATATAGCAATGACTTCTCATCTAACGTCTACGTGGCTACTGGAGTAACAGTTACACCAAATCACTCTTTGTCGCCAGATGGATCCATCACTGCAACTTTAGTTTCTGATACAGCGACAACTTCTGCGCACCTGCTTGAAGGTTTTAGTAAAACAAACAGTAGATTCACAACAGTTACTGGAGAAAACATTACTTGCTCTGTTTTTGTTAAACCTGTTCAAGGTACTCAGTACATACGTCTTCTTAACAGGCAAGTCCCTAACGCATTTGGTCGGGGATATGTAGCTTTTGATGTAGTAAATAAAACCGTATCTTCTAGTGAATCTTCCTATGGCGTTATTCCGTATGGCAATGGTTGGTACAGAATTTGGTTTTCATTTACAGCGCCGGGAAATGAAACAGTTTCCCAGAGAATCTCATTTGCTGGTGGAACAAGTTATTTGGGTGGGAATGATTCATTTTTGGTGTTTGGAGTTTGCGTGGAGAATGGCTCCTTCCCCACCTCCTATATCCCCACCACCACTGCCACGGTAACCCGCTCAGCAGACGTAGCCAGCCTCACCAACTCCAGCATCTACGACACCGATAGCTTCACCATCCTCAACGAACCCTTTGGTTCAGCGGCTGGTGCGTCCACGTTGTCGCTGGTTGGAGCCGGTGAAACGCCGATTAAACGCACTGCTGTCTACAGCCAAAACCTGACTCAAACCCAAATCAACGCCAGTGTCGGCAAGACCGATGAGTTCTGGCGGTGGCGGATCCTTGGTAGCAGCTTTGGTCTTCCTAACTTCCAGACTGATGGTCAGGTAACGGTTGACTGGGGTGATGGAACGGTTGAAACCTTGACCACCAGTGACCACACGTTTACTGACGGTGGCGGGTATCACGAGATTGGTTTC